TGGTTGGATCGAATAGTCTTACATAAGATCCGCTTGTAGCACCAGTTGGTCCAACACCAATTGTCTTGATTGTATATCCACCGCTACCAAAATTACTGACAAATGCCTGGGTATCGGTGTAAATATTTGTAAGAAGAGTGTTACCAGCCTGATCCTGGGTGATAACAGCATCATTTAGACCTGAACCATTTACTTTTAGTGAACTTGTGCTATAATTTACTACCTGTACTGATCCTGCCGTACCACCACCAGTAATTGTGGCTCTGGTATTTAAGGTAACACCAGTAGAGGAAACATAGACTGGCAATGGGCTGGTCGAGGTGATTCGGGTGGCATCTGAAGTACCACCAAATACCATTTTGCTTAGTGGAACATGCGCGGTAGCACCATAAACATCGATAACGAAATCAGTTGCAATGGTTGCGGTAAGACCGCCAGCGATACCTACATTCAAATTGGGATCAGTATTATCAGGCATTTTTTCTCCAAATTACACTACTATATAGGGTATTCAACATGCTTATAGAACCTACTTTTAAAAATGAGTTTTCGAAGTTAATCGTGGAATATGTTTCTAAAAATAATTGCACCTACATGGACGCAATTTTAAAACATTGTGAGGATTATCAGATTGAGCCAGAAGGGGCTGCAAAACTGCTAACCAAACCAGTAATCGAAAAGTTGATTGAGGAAGGAAGAGATCTTCATATTCTGCCCAAAAAGGCCAAACTTCCCTTTTGACTAATCACCAGACTTTGGTATACTACACCATCGGCCAAGGGAGTTCCTTGGGAAAAATTTAAGGAGACTATATGTCATTTAGCGATTTTAAGAAGCGTTCGAAGTCCAGCATTGAAGATCTTACCAAGAAGATCGAAGACCTAAACAAGACTGCCGATTACAAGGATGATCGGTTCTGGAGGCCAGAAGTTGACAAGGCGGGTAACGGCTATGCCGTGATTCGTTTTCTTCCAGCCTGTGAAGGTGAGGATGTTCCTTGGGTCAAGGTTTACTCGCACGGCTTCCAAGGCAAGGGTGGCTGGCTGATCGACAACTGCCCAACCACGCTTGGTCAGAAGTGTCCGATCTGTGAAGCCAATAGCGAACTTTGGAATAGCGGTGTCGAGAAGGACAAGGACATTGCCCGTAACCGTAAGCGTAAGCTAACCTACATCAGCAACATCCTTGTTGTCAGCGATCCTTCAAACCCCCAGAACGAGGGTAAGGTGTTCCTCTTCAAGTACGGTACGAAGATCTTCCAGAAGATCCAGGAGGCCATGCAGCCTCAGTTCAAGGACGAGGAAGCCATCAACCCATTCGACTTCTGGAAGGGTGCTAACTTCAAGCTTAAGATTCGTAAGGTGGCTGGTTATACCAACTACGACAAGTCTGAGTTTGATGGTGCGGCTGAACTCTACAAGGGTGATGACGAGAAGCTTGAGAAGCTGTGGAAGACTCTGTACAAGCTTCAGGACTTTGTTGCTCCTGGTGAGTTCAAGTCATACGACGAACTCAAGAAGAAGCTGAACGATGTTCTCGGTGGCGACATTCGCAGCGTTGCCCCTGCCGCTAAGAGAGCGGAGGACGAGGACGAAGTGGCTGAGGCCGTTCCTGCTCGTAAGGCTCCCAAGCCAGACGAAGACGAGGATGCGCTTGAATACTTCAAGCGACTGGCAAAGGAAGACTAAAATCCTCTCAGCCCAAAACCCTCCACATCGGAGGGTTTTTTATTTCTGCAAGAAAGTTTCGTAAATCATCCTCATATCCGGAGGAAGCATTTACAACTCTGTACTTGTCCATCGTAGAAGATGCACCGGGACTAACTACAGCACCTTTTCTAGACAAAAGCATATCGACTTTTTGCTTTTGCTGTTGGATTTCTGTATCTAAAGAATTTATTTTTTCTTGAACAATATTTCTTGTATTTTGATCTAGACCTTCAGCAGACTCAAGAAGTTTTAATAAATTATCTCTTTCGTATTCATTCTGTTCTATTTCGCTAGTATCCTGAAGCTCCAAGGGAACTTCATCCTGCATTTCTTGCGGAATATCTTCAGGAAACATTTGTTCCCCTAGACCGGGGATTCCCGAAGGTTCAAAGCCAGCAGGAATATCCGCTGGCATCATTTCAGGGGGGAACATCTGTTCTCCAAGACCAGGTTCATCAAAGACAGGAATGCCTCCGTCTGGATTTAGACCAGGATCGTATCCAGGCATTTCTTCCGGAAACATTCCTGGACCAGATTCATAATCAAATTGAGATGGAGCATCAGTCTGAGGAATCAAACCTGAATAGTTACCCATGTTCAAATTTGGAGTGCTTCCAAAATCAAACAAAGAATTTTGCCCAGCATTTGGTGTTGGCAATTCGCTAGGGAACATCAGTAGATCTGTTTCAGGCATTCTTGGAGTTTTCCTCTTCTAATTTATTCTTGTGTTGATTGAAATATATGTCTCGTTCCCATGGTATGCAATCCTCAAGTTCACTTACCCTTAACACATTACTTGATGATAAGAAGTAACTAATTTTATAGTAAATCATCAAGTCAATGTGATTTAGGCATATGTAAAAAAATTCAGTACGCCATCCAATCTCATCTTTCTTACCATACCATCAGAAGTTGTATAAGATACAACTGCATAGGTCTTTGGCAGATTGATTACGAAATTTTTGACTTGTTCGTTTTCCTTGGTAGTAAAGTTTTTTATGATCTGTTCAAGCTCATCTTCAGATAGATCAGCAAATTCATATACAACATCATCACGATAAACCTTGTCTATTGATGCCTGTATAAGATGGGCCACATCAAATTTTCCGCTTACCGAAAAGATTTTTCTGAGAGTCGGTTCTTTGAATACAATCTTGAAGCTGCTGTCCAAAGCCAATTCAAATGTTGTATTTGATTTTGATACATTCAGTTGAGAAAGATCCAAATCTGTTTTAATCTTCTCCGATGTCACAGGACATGTAAAATTAGTTTTTACAATTTCTCCTACGGACTTGCTTCTCAGATTGCAGAACAAAAATTCTACATCCTGAAGTGTTAGGGAATCGACATCAAGATCTTCAAAGCATGAAGATAGAAGCTGTACAACATTTTCGATAATCAAGCGAGGATTTTGTTCTTGCTTGATGAGAAGTAAAGTCTTTTCGTCTGAAACCAAAAATGGTCGAAACTTGATTTCTTTTCCTGTACTTGGACGAATGCATGAATATTTTGGTAAGTTTCTAGTTAAATTTTTCATAATATCTCTCAATAAACATGATACGATCTGAAATTAAAGATTACATCATAAGTCAAGAATGTATTTGAAATGGACGCATCCATTTCTATTGGGATTATTTTTATGGGATAAACTTCACGGAATCTGAATGTTGCTTTTATTGTTCCGTTGGTGTCCAAACATTGAACTTCTGCGCCACCGTTTTTGGCAAAGTTTGCATAAGGTCTACCGAAGCTAAAACCATAGAAGAATGCTGGATTGCTTCCATCATTTGCCAAAGTGTTCATCCAGTATTCGATCATCTTATAGGTTTTCCAGTCTTGTTCTACGGGAAATGTTATCTGTAAAGATGGATCTCTACTGCCGTAAGCGATATTTATTGGGACTAAACGGCCAAATCCTGGACCGGGGAGCTTATCTGAAATTGCCTGTATTTCTCTACCACCGAATACCACTCTTTGGGCGGGAATGGTATTTGTTGCTTCAGTTGGAGAATAAAGAGTTACATTAAATCTGTTGGTTCTTTGTAATCCACCAGCCTGATTGATTATTCTTTTGATATCTTCTATGGAATTCATTTGAAGAGGTTCTTTTCTGTTAAGAGTTTAAATTCCCAATCGTTTGTCTCGCAAACAGACTTTGCGGCAGTCCATTTTGCTTCATTTATGACAAAAGTAACCACTTCGTTCTTATAAGATTTTCTTTTAGGATTAGTCGGTTGCTTAGTTTGTTTATCTGGTTTTACTTCTACGATCATGGTTTTTACCGATCCGCCCTTATCTTTTAGCATAACTAAAAAATCTGGATAGTAAGTATGCTTTTTGTTATCTACCGGAGAGATATAGGGAACCTTGACGCACTCGTAGCACCATTTCATAACGCTGTCGGTATTATCGAAATACTTGCAAAGTTTTCTCTCCCATAAGGATTTGCATAGTATTTTTTCACAATTACCGACATACTTATCCTTGTTCGTTGGTACAAATTTTGTTTTGTACGGCATAGAATATATAGTATGAACCAAAATGCCATTTCAATTTCCACTAGAAGATGTTGCAGAAATACCTTACGGCGTTCTTTTCGAAGCCGCCGAATATAGCGTTCTAGCTGAAGATAGAACCAGAAAGGCCATATCTGGTAGAAGGCGGGATTACATTCTTTTACCTCTTCCATTGGGTATAAATGTATCTACTCAGCATGGTTTTGCTGAAGGACCCAATCCAGTAGCTCCAATACTCAGTGCAGCTGGTGAGGCTAATGCTGGCTCTGCTTCTGCTTTATTGAAGAGAGCATTTGCCGATCCTGTAGCAATGATAGCAGAAAATATGAACTCAACTACGACTCAGCAGATGTTTTCAAACATCACTGAAATGTCATTGATAAGTGAAGCCAGAAGAGAATTCAGATTTAAGTATTTGATGGTTCCAAAAACATTCAACGAATCTACTGCTATTGGAAATATATGCGAAGCATTCAGAAGTGCTTCATATCCTCTTGCTACAAATGTACCAGAAAGAGTTCTTCCTCCGTTCTTATGGCGTTTACAAGTGGTCGGACAAGGAGATCCAGCTCAATTAACTACTCTTTGGTTGGGGGATCCTCTTGTTTGTGTTTTGGCAACGGTAGAAGTCAATAAAATTCCTTTCGGTGACGAAGATACTGCGAGATTCTTCCAAGATGGTGCTCCAATGGCAACATCTTTGACACTAATTTTTAAAGAATTTGAAACAGGCACATTCTATAGAGGAGCTGTTTACAGCAAATCAGAAATTTCACAGATAATTAGACCATGATTTTTGGAAAATTCAACACAATTTCTTATGACTTTAGCGGAATCACTCAACCAGTAAAAGATTTGAGTTCTGAGTATGATTTAACTCAGTATAGTTCTGACTTTTATGGTAAAAAGATTGATGAAAATGTTTTATTAGATAAGCTGTCGTTTGAGCTATTTAATAATCACAAGTATTACTTCGCTCCTCTTTATACTTCGGGAATGGTAAATCCGTTTGAACAACTTCCACCTCCAACCAAAAAGATAGAAGATACTCTACAGAAGTATACTGCAATATTTGGTAACCTTAGTGCGACTTTTGCTGGAGGAGAATTGATTGGAACGCCAACTTCTGGTTTTAGTGCTGGATTCGATATAACTACCAACTTTGCCTATGTTGTGGATTATGATTTAGAAATCAAAAAAATAAAAGCCCTGATGGTAGGAACTTTAGGTACTGGTAGCTTACCTGTGTATAGAAAAGTTGATGGTAAGTGGCAACAGACTACCTCTATATTTATTTACGGAACGCAGAATTATTCGGATTCTCCAGCAGAATTCATAAATGAAAATAACATTGCCATTACTGATTCTGATGTGAGCCTATATTACTTGACAGGAACACCTACTGGTGGTTATGTTACAGTGAATGAAAAAGAAAAATTGATCAACAACACAAATATAATTAATGTACCTAAAGAGAGTGTTGTTCAGCTTATTGAGGATAATGTAAATGGCAGTAGCTAATCTACTAAGTATTAATTCTATAAAAATTACTCATGCCAGAACCAAGAATGAATGGGTGGTTGTAACAAATAATCAGAGTAATGGCTATTTAGAGCAACTAACTTTTGACGAGAGCATCTTTGGAACAATCCCGTCCGGTACTCTTATATTAAGAGATCCTGGTGATATGATTGGTGATTTCAATTTCACTGGAAAAGATCTTATTGAAATTAATATAACAGATAGATTCGGAGAAATTATTGATCTACCATTTTACTATGTGTATCAGGCTGCTAGAGCCACAGATTATGCTGACAGAACACAGCCAAGATTAGTAATACTTAAATTTATTCATGAATCTTATTTCTTTAACGAAAGACTTCCCTTTAAATTTGAAGAAGATATTAAAGATATTTGCAAAGCAACCCCCGAAGGAACTTTTGAGGGAGACAATTGGGTTCAAAAATTGTTTGAACAGTATTTCATAGACGAGGAATACAATCTTTCTTCTACTGAAAATTATGCTTGGTTAAAACCAAGGCCAATGACATACC